CTGGGTGTATGCCTGCTTATTCGCAGTAACGACGGCCGCCTCTTCGCGGCGCCAGCCACGTACGCGCGTCTCAGCCGCAACCGGTGTTTCAATACCGCGCAGGTTGCCTTCCAGCGTGAAGTTATTCTCTGCCAGTTCCAGAGCTGTCCGGCGCGCTTCTTTTGATGGGGATTCCATCAGGCGGGTGATCGGCGTCAGATAGCTGCCGGCTTTTTTAGCCAGCTTGCCGAGTGGGCCGCCAGACACTGGCGTGAGATCTTCCAGTGTAGCTTCGCGAATACGCATGGCACCGACGCTGCCTCCGTTCGGTAAGGTATCCGCCAGGGCGTCGGCTGCGTTGTTAATAGTTGGCGAGGCGTTCATATTATCGAGCGCCTCCGCAACTTCACGGGTGGCCGCATTCCTAACCGACGGTGTGATCATCGCACCAGCAGTGGCAAATACACCGCTGAGAAGTGCGCCAGCTGCAATGTGTGCGGCGCTCTCCCTTGCTGTTCTGGTGTACTGCTCGTTATTGAGCGCGACCTCGCTAAGCGCGGTACCGGCGGCGCCAATAGCAACCTGAGAACCAATACGAACCGCCAGACTTCCCTGCGCACCGGGGATAAACATCGATGCGACTGTGACGGGGTCTATAACCCCGGCGGCTATACTGGCTAAAGTTCCTTCAGCACCTGCTTCAGACAGCACCCGGCGGTCTTCGTTTTCATCGTCTATCTGGTTTTTAATCCAGGCGGTTTCCTCTGGCGATCGAGAATCCGCGAAAGCGGTACCCCAATGCTCATAGCCCTTTATTTCGCTTTTATCCGCATAAGGGTTATACCCCTCTACGGGTTCAAACTGCTTAGCCGGGCGGAACATTCCAGCCAAAATATTATTCTGACGAAAAGCTGCGCCCCAAACAGACGGCTGTGGTTGCTGGGGTTCCGGGTTTGTACCTTCTGGCAACGACACATCAAAACCAGTTGGCGCCTGAAGGGCATTATCCATTACGCTAGTTGGAACATCAGATTGCGGATAGATAGGCATTATTCGTTGCTCCATGAAAAGTAGTTTTTAACCCGGTTCATACGCTCATCATGCAAACGCTGATATTGCTCATCGAGCGCGCGATGCTTCGTTTTAAAGTCATATCTACTTTCACCACGAATAACTTTTTCCTGATCTTTTTGTTCTCTCTCTTGCTGCATTTTTTTATATGGTTCCCAGTCTTCCAGCGATGGTTTCCAGCGCATGGGGCGTCTGAATTTATCGTAATACGGCTGTACGCTCTCGTTACCATCTTTATCTTTCATGCGAACCATAATGGCGTAATCACCATTACGCGTGGTTAAAATATCAGGGGTAATTTCCAGTTCACCACCGATTCGGGATTCAGGTGTATTTGATGTAATTACGGGCGCTGAACCTGATGTAATTCCCAACTGAGTCGGGCTGGTTTCAATTTTACCTTCACGTTCCCCAAAGGTCAGACGCTCTTTTTCTTCTTTCCATTGCGCAGCCTGCCAACCAGACGGCCCGTAGTTATAGAGCGCTTCAGGCGCGTATTTCATAAACTGGGTGCTGCCATTTACATCGCTAAGACTCCAGGTACGAGCGATCTGGGTATTGGTCATCTTTTTGGCAACATCAGCATTACCACCCGAGTTGCGATAATTGATGTCATAAAGTGACTGGTAATCGTTACGAAAATTGACGGCGTTAAGATTCTGGTCATCTGCTGCAGGACCGCCAAAGCTGTACCATGGTTTCATGCTGCTGACTGCGGAATCCATCGCGCTGGCACGCTCTTTTTTGTATTCCTTCGTGCTCTGCGTAGAAGACAATTGCGATTTCAGGGCGTCAGTCTGGTTATAAGTAACGTTCTGCGCCTGCTTCACCGCTTCGTCTGACGCCATACCGGAATCTGTAAGCTGTTTAACGGTCAGGTAAAAGCTTTGCATATCCTTTGGCATATCGCCCACTGAGGCTGGATCTGTTTCGTACAGAGCGTTAAATAAGGTCGATCCCTGCTTAACCACGTCGGGACTGCTGGAACGGGCGATCGCATTCAGCTGCGATGTAACTTGCGATGGAATAATTCCCGTCTGGTTAACCTGCTGCACAATAGCGTCGTGAGTGGTGGCGTCGTTAATGCGGAAGTTAAGCGCCGATGGCGTATTGTCCGCCGCCTTCTGCATGGATTTGTTGCTCGGGTCGAGTTTCTCGCCAGAGATCAGCGCATCATTAAAGCGGGTAGCATCACGCTGCGCCTGAATATTGGCGTTGCTCTTCTGCACCAGCGCACTAAGTTTGCCATACGCATCGAGTTTCAACGCGTAATCCGGGTCGTTTGCCTGCGGCTTCACTTTCGCCAGTTCGGCCTGCTGTTCTGCCGGGGTGACGTACTGGATAGCCTGGAAGGTTCTGGCGGTATCGATCGCGATATCCATCTGCTTGACCGCTGTCTGCCCCTGCTCACCGTACGCAAACAAAATGGTGGAGGCGTTAGGCATAGCATCCGGCACCTCACCGTTATACAGCTGCGCCATCGTATTATTGAGAATCGGGTCAATCTGCTTGCGCAGCGCTGTTCGCTGTTCTCGGATCTGCGATTCGGCGATATTGTCGATTTTGTTTACCGCTACCGGGTCGAGACCGGTTTTATTTTTGTTGTAGCGGGACAGCCAACCACGCGTTTCGGCTGGCAGCTGCTTAACGAAATCCGCCATTGAGATTTCGCCTTTGCGCGGGTCGCCGACTTTAGCGATCAGCTTATCGACGTTCCCCATACCCCAGTTATATGCAGCACCGGCCAACGTTTCAGACTGATATTTTTTACTGAGCTGTCCGGCATAATCGCGCGCCAGCTGCGCATGCTGCACAGGGTCGTCCGGGTTGTACTCTACGCCACGTTTAGACGCCAGTTCTTTCCCGGTGTCCGGCATCAACTGAAATTCACCCTGCGCGCCCGCGGGGGATGTAACAAGGCTACCATCTGCATTGCGGTGCTTGCCGCCAGATTCCACCAGGCCAACGGCGCGCATATCAAGTTCGCCGGTGCTGCTGTTGACCAGCGTAAAATCGCCATTAAGCCAGCCGGTGGGATTGGTTACTGCGTAGTTCTTCGCGCGCTGCTCCAGCGCTTTTTGATTCGCTTCGGAGACTGCACCGTCGATGCGTTCCTGAGACCAGCCGCGAGCCTGGCCATACATCTCGATCGAGTGTTTACGGGCGCTGCGTATCAGCCCCGCCTGCATCGGGTTATCGTAGGCGCTGGCCTCCTGTTCAACTGAAGAGGTCACCGTCGCGTTAAGCTGCTGGCGCTGGGCCTCTTCTGTCTGCGCACGCTCGAAACCGCTATAAATGCTTGTCCGGCGTACCTGCCCCGCTTTCCACTGAGCATCAAAATAGTTTAACTGGCTGGGCGGCACGCGCTTGCGCGCTTCCTCGTAATCGCCAGCGTCGGCCTTATCCATATCGGTGACCACACCGGATGATTTAAAGCCCTGACGCGTAACCGTGGCGCCAGTCTCCGGGTTTTCCCAGCGGTCATTAGATTTAGCTTCCAGATCGGTCAAGATAGCCTGCGTTGCCGCTACGTCGGCTTTATCCTGTCGGCGCTGTTCCAGATCAGCAGCTTCGCTTAATGCCATACCTGCGCCAGAAATGGCATTGCCAACGGCACCAACGTTGCTAACTGCTACCCGGTTTTGCTGCACCTGCGGCGTTACATTGCCGAAATTTCCAGTTGGTATTCTCACTTAAGCCCCCTGCTTTGTTTTCCAGCCGTTATACGCTTTGGCACCACCCGACAATAAAGAGCTGCCAGCGTTGATATAACCGGCGGTTGCTGCGTTATTTCCGCTGATGCGGTCAGCTTGCGCCTGCGCCTGCAGACGGTTAGACGAATTCACGCCATTAAGGATCGTCTGGTAGGCGTCCTGTTCGGCGTCTTCAGTAATGCCAGAGGTGATACGCAGCGCGGTACCTTCGCCAGTTTCAACACCCGACGCCGCCAGCGAAGCGTTAGCCGCAGCAGCCTGTTCACGCCCGGCTTTACGGATACGGTCGGCTTCAACTTTTGCGGCCGCTTTTGACGCGTCAGCGTCAGCTTCAGCCTGGGCGGCCTGATAATTCGCCATTTTTTTCTGCTGCTGCCCGCTGTACGCTGCGCCGCCAGCGGCTAACACCGTGGACGCCACCAGAGCAATTTCAACGCCAGTGCACATCGTTAAACCTCCATCGAATAAAGCAGGCCTGTTTGCTGCAGGCCAAGACGCGAATACAACTGGCCGGTGCGTTCTGCGTGCACCCCAGTGGTGATCCCCATGTTGATAACGGCGGCGCCGTGCTCTTTTGACCAGTCGATAAAGGCGCGTGCCAGTCGCGGCCCGGCGCTGCCGCCTCGATGTTCTGGCGCGACAAATAAGCCATATTCGAAAGCCATCAACTGGCGGGAGAAAAATTGCTCTGCGATACCGCCGCCAAGCCAGCCGATCACATGCCCGTCTTTTTCAGCGACCAGCACACAACCAGACGGCGAATAAATCAGGCTCTGCGCCAGTTCTGCGCATTTATCCGCATCAAATGGCGAGTTTTGCGAGTAACGGGACTCGAGATACATTCGGGTTCCCAGCTCGATAAGCGCCGGGATGTCCCCGGCAGTGGCGTTACGAATCATCATTAGCCCCCGTTGCTGGTAAAGACGATGACAATGGCGAGAAGATGGAACGGCAGCGGCTGGCGCTGCTGAATAGTCAGCGAGTCTTCTCCGCGCTCCCAGCCTAATTTTCCCCAGTAGTGATCGCCGGTGAATAAAGGCGCCGGCTGGTTGAGGATTTTTGGCCCGAACGTGCGGAACGGGATCACCTGGCCGTTGCACTCGGCGCCAGTGGTTTCAAGGAAACGCATAGTGACTTCACTTGTACGCTTGCGGGTGTTCTGCGTGGTGCCTTCAGACGTAGCGACTTCAGGCGTAAGCGTGGTAATGGTCGTTTCGAAGTGCAGGCCGATTTCTACTTTGTAGGCTTTGCGCGAAAGCGTGATTTGGCCGGATGTTACGACCGCCTGCGGCATCACAGAGCCGTCTGCAACAATATCGACGGTCTCGCCTTCGAGATGCGACAGTCCGCCCCATGTCGTTGCGCCGGCGTCGCTGGAGCCAGTCACAGCTGCATCGGTGTACAAGGCGTTACTGAACATTTCGACATAGCGAACGGTCTGGCCGTTGACCGTGCGGCGCACAATGGCGTACACCACATCGTCAGTCGCTGAGGGAATAGTTGCTACAGATTCAAACGCACCACTGGTGATCTGTCGTGACCACGCGACAACGTTCTGCGCCCGGTCTATAGCCATCGTCACCATTACGCCATCATTGCGAACCAGCCAGGTAAACGCATCAGGTTGCTGCTGATACGCCATATCGATCACGCCGCCTTCTGTAATGTGTTCCGCCAGTACGGTCATATCGTTGGCCGAGTAGGCTACATAGCTGTCGGGGTCATAGGCGACAGCGTAGAGCTTACGGCCAGAACGCTGGACGAACATAATTTCGGTACCGACGCGCACCGGGCGGATCCCATTGCACCCGTACGGGCTGGGATTTTTTACCGAAATATTGGTAGGCGTAATCGCCGCATCGTTGCCGGCGGTAATGGTAAACTCGCCGCCGTACGTCAGCGCAATTAGCGTATTCATCTGCGCGAGGTGCACAATCGGGTTAAGCTGGTCAGAGGACAGCGTAAAGCTGATCGCGTCGTCGTCATCGGTTCCCAGCTCAAAAGAGAGGTATACGCCCGATTCGCTCCACCAGATAGTTTGCGGATACTGCGGCGAACCAGCCAGAACCAGCCGCTGCTGGTAAAGCGTTACTGCACCCGGGTATCCAAATTCATCCGTCCAAACGGAATCCTCACGAGTCCAGGCACCCGGCGATGCTGCCTGCGTTGCGCTTAAATCGGTGCGAATGGTACCGACGGCAACCTGCGCACTGGTCACGCTCTTAATCAGCACCAGACCGCTGTTAATCCTGACGTACGAGCCCACATCTTCAGACACCCAGCCATCACCAGTAAACGGCGGCGGGTCTTCGCTACCTTCTGGCGGTTCGTCATCGCTCAGGGTCAGCGTTATTCCCGAGCCGACGAATTCTTTTACCGATGGCTTGCACCATTTCTGCGGCGTGTCACGTACTTCGTCGAAGGGTTCAACGATAAACGGCGCTGGTTCCAGTACCCAATCGGTTTGCCCGCGTCTCTGCAGGCGATGCGGTTTAACGGCCTGATGCACCAGAAACATGGTATCAGCGCCCTGAACGTAATTTACCGATGGCAACATGTCAGAGGTGTACGGGCTGGCGATTTCGTACGGCGTGTTGTCTTCGTTCACCAGCTGCTTACCGTCCTGGTAAATTCGCAGATAGCCGTCGCCAAACTCCAGAATGTAAGCCTGCGTGCGGTTGAAAACGTACGGAATGAGGCGGGATTTTTTGTCGTCGTATTTTGCGGCCGCTACGAACTGCGAGCCGGGGCGGCGCATTACCCCGCCCTGTACCACGACCACACTATTTTCCAGCGTCTTCGCGCCATTCGCATAGCGATCGATATCAACGCGCCCCATAAGACGCGGGGAAATTTCGCCGGCGGTGAAGTTTGTTTTAATCAGATTGGCGCGCATATCAGAACCTCGATTCGTACGTTGGGTAGCCGCCAAGCTCTTCCGGTGGGTCTTCCTGACCGTCCACGGCCTTTGCCTGCTTCAGCAGTACCAGCGATTCCTGGGCGAGACTGTCGCGCAGACTGGTAGAGCCAGTGACGGCATAGGCCAGCTTTGCCTGCATCATCATTTCTGCCACATCAACGAGCGCGGCATCCCAGGTGGATTCGTCTTCGTTGCGGAACACATAACGCAGCTTCAGCACCTGCACGTTCGTCAGCAGCCGGTTGCCCTCAACACGGTACGGAATATCGTCGTAAGGTTCCCCGATGGACAGAACGCGAAGAAGATCACCGGGCAGTGCGAACTGAAAGCGGAAACCGAATACCGGTGCTGTACTGACAGGAGAGAGAACCACACGTTTTACAACGCAGTTCCACGGATGCGCGCGCAGCAGCTTATTGCGTACAGTGGGATAAAGGTTTGAGCACAGACGGGCGTGATCGGTGTTTTCGTCGAAACTGTTAATCGGGTGAGCACCGAGCGCCAGCAGTGCGTTAGAGCAGATAGAAATACTGTCAGCCATAGCCTTACCTCAGATGAAAAAAGGCCGGGAGATATCCCCCGGCAAAGGCACCAGCGGCTTTATGCTACGAAATCGATGGCGACTACTTTGTTTTCCGCTGCGCGGCCTGCGCCATAGGACGCATCGACGGAAATCTGAATGGTGTTGTTTTTATCGCGGCGCGGGCCGATATCGACGTTGTACTCTTCGCCGGTACCGAAATGCACAGCGGTTTTACACCAGGCAACTGCGGTTTTGGTGGTGACAGCTGGATCACCTGCTTCAGCAGAATCCAGTTTTTCATAGGCCAGCCACTTAAAGCCCAGCCAGTTACCAGACACTGCGCCTTCCTGCAGCATTTTCACCGCCATAAAATCGGCGCTGGTCAGCGTGGTATCGCTGAGAATTTGGGTCAGCATGTCGGCGTTGTAGGTGATATACAGCTCTTCACCATTCTGCTCGTCACACTCGTTACGGCGGAACATGGCTTTGGCGGCGATCAGCTTCGCTTTGGTCATCCCGGTACCGCCGGCGACGATTTTCTGCGATGCGGGAAGCGCAACCGGAGCGTACGCGCCAGTGTTGGAGGTTTTGCGCAGAACGTCATCCAGCAGCGCACGATAGATAACATCGTCTTTTTTGCGGTTGGATGCGGCCAGCGTCAGCTGCAAATATGGCCCCTGCGGGTCAGCCAGCAGTTTGCGCAGGTCGCGCTTTTCCACCGGCACGAATACGCCATAGTCAGCCATCAGCGCATTACGGGTGCCGGCATCAGGCAGATCCCAGACGGTATCACCGAAACGCTCGGTGATCTGGGTCATTTCGATGGTACCCATATCGTTGATGGTGAACGACGCACCGGTGATGTTGCCGCGGTCGTAAACAGCACCTTGCAGGCGGGAATCCTTCTGCTGTGCGGCAATTTCGAAAGAATCATGGAACTGCTGGATAAACGCAGCGGTGATCATGTTCTTAGCGGTATCAAATGACATAACAATCACTCCAGAAAGTATCGCCTGCGGGGTATCGGTTTCCCGGCCCAAATCAGCACAATGCGGTTGGCGCTGGCGCATTGCGGGAAAATCAGGTATCCGGCGTCCCCGCCGGGCTGGTTGTGGAGTGATTGTTAGCGAGGTGCGCGGTCGGAATCCCGACCAAATAAAAAAGCCAGCGGGTTAGGCTGGCTTAGTTCGCGAGGGATTATTTAGCAGTCTCCATCCGGACGGGCCACCGCACGGCATCCCCACATACAGGCTTCCTGCATTTTTGTGGTCGCCAACGCGGCGCTACGGTAAGCAGCAGTGCGGTCAGAGAGAACTGGATCCTGCGGTAACAAATCCAACTGAATATTTCGCAACTCTCGAATAAAATCGCGACTCAGTTCTTTTAGGCGATTCATTGCTGCGATTTCTGCATCGCTTAATTTTCTGTATCCCTTAACGGTGCTGCCATCTTGCGGTTTTGCTTCACTCATTGGTCTTTCCTCTGATTAAGTTATCGTGACATGTCACGCTACGGTTTGATCGCCGTAACGCTTCTGGTAGTACGCTTTAACCTGTGCAGATACGCGTTCATGGTCGGTATGCTTCGGATTCATGTACGCTTCGGACTTCATCAGGTCTCGGATGGTCTGCTGCTCTGCCGGGTTGCTGTCTGCGCCCGCTGGCGCGTCTTCCTGCATTTCCGCACCAATTTTCGCCAGCATGCGGATCACCATCGGGTTATTGCCGATTTCATCGATGCGGCCGCGGTCACCTTCATCGGTCAGGGAATTGAACGCTCGGAAAGCCAGGCCGATATTCTTGTTAAATTCGGCGTCAGTCTTCCAGACTTCGCGCAGCTGTGTGGTAGCAGATTCAGCATCAAGTTCCGCGGCACCGTTAACCAGCGACGGGGCGATTTGTGCATACTCACTGATGATGAAACTCATCTGGTCGTTGGTGATCCCCTTGCCGTGCGCCGATTTCATAAACGACTGCATGCGCGGGTCAGCTTTGAATTCTTCCCAGTTAAAGCCTTCGGCCTTTACCTCTGGGGCGTAGTCATCAGCAGTTTTTGGCGGCGTGCCGACGCTGCCAAGGCGCTTTTCAAGCGACGTGTGAGCATCCGCCAGTTTGCGGGCAGAGCCTTCAATGTCGAGTTTTCCACCTTCGCCCATAACGCGGTATTTTTCAGGTATCCAGTCATTCGCGCCCGGTTCGCCCGCGCCGGTGCTGAGTAATGAATTACCAGCAGGATTACCAGCGCCCGGATTTTCAGCATCACCGTCATTGCCACCATCATTGCCCCCTGTGCTGCCTGCTGGCGCTTCGGCGCCCTGTTCGGCGTTCATGAATAAGTGTTTAATCTTCCACATCGTCGTTTACTCCATCTGCACGGTTGATTTGCATCAGAATGAAATCGAGCACGGCGCGTTGTCCGGCCCGGTAACAGGTTTCGCGGTCACCCTCGGTGCCGCCGGGGACGTACGCCGCACGCCCAAATCGGCGCGTTAATTCATCCAGCACCTGCGGCCCGCCTGGCATCTCCTCGAATATGCGTTTGTAGTCCGCCGGTGATACTTGTTTTGTAGTCATTAGCCCCCCGCTACTCGTTGGCCCAGCGCTGCGCCCACCTGCTGCCCTGCTGTGGTTGCCGCCTCGCTACCCGCCTGCATCATGAGTGCCTGCCCTGCTTGTTGCTGCTGCGCCCGCTGGCGCTGCTGGCGAAGCTGTTCGACGGCATCAGACGAGCGAATGACTTTCGCCGGTACGCCCAGCGCATCCGCTATCACGCGTGTTGCTTCGTCGGTGTCTACGAGGTCGGTCACATCGGGTGATACCTGCGCCAGATTCGCCACGTTCGCGCCAAGACGTTCAATGGCGGTTACGTTCTCCAGCTGCTGCGCGCGGGCAAGCGGCGAGATATAGCGCACGTTGAAATTGGCGTTTTGCAGGCTATCCGGCGCTGGCGGAAATACCCCGGCGCGGAATGCAAGACCGAAGCAGCGCTCTACCAGCGGCTGCAGGTATTCAGCCTGAAATCGGCCATAGACCGGGCCAAGCAACTGGCGGATCAGCGCCACACGCACATGCACTTCGGTTGCGGTCATTGCCGGGCCGTCCTGCGGTTGCAGCTGATCGGCCATCATGATTTTGCGGATAGACGCCTGCAGGCGTTCTTCTGCGGTAAATGCCACATTGAAATCGGCACCAGTGAGCAACGGTTTCATGCTGTCTACACTGTTCGCCACGATGATGCGGCGCGGGCCCACCTTGACCGTGCGCGGGTTGAGCACGCCGTCGTCTTCCGCAATCCACATCCCGGCAATTGCCAGATCCTGCGCGGCCTTCTCCATGCGCTTCGTTTCGTTCAGCTCTTTGCAGTCCGGCAGCGCGTCATATACCGGGCCGATACCGTACGGCGTACCTGGGATTTTCATCCAGCGCGGTACGCAGCAGGGGAATTCGTGATAGCCAGATTCACGCACAATGAGCTTGCCGCTCACTTCCACGTTGTACGATGCAAAGCGCAGGTTTTTAGCCAGGCGCGCATTCACCACGTAGTTTTCACGCGGGAAAATGCAGTGCAGGAAGTCAAATTTGTCATCCGGCTTTTTGGCGGCCGCATCGCGAATTTTTTTGCTGACCTTATCCGCGCCAAATTCTTTAATCGCCTGCTCTGCGGTGAGCTGGTAGCGACGATAAATCGTGTCCACGATGCCATCGCGGCGGGTGGATGTGACATAGCACTGCGCCAGCGGCCACTGCTGGAACGAGAATCCGCCCTCTTCGCGGTCTTCGTCGATGTACAACGCGAACCAGCCAGCGCATACCACATCGAGATTTGCCTCATAGCCTTCGGCGTCGAAGTTGGCGGCGTGTATGTTTTCCCATACCAGCGTTGCGCAGGTGGACAACCACGCGGCGGCATCATCCGGCAGCGATTCGCTGTCTAGGTTCAACCACTGCGCATTTGCCGGGGTCATGCCGGACATGAGAGCAGACGCCAGCATGCGGGCGCTGTCGGTGGCCGTGCCGTCAAGCAGCCGTGCCACCTTCGATTTTGCGCTCTGTGCGTCCAGCACCTCATCGGATAGCCCCGCGCCGCGCAGCGGATAGGTGTAGTCATAGCATTCCCGCCAGACGCTTTCGTGCACCTGTCGGTTGGCTTTCAGCGTATCGGCACGCTTAACCAGCTTTACGGCGAGTTCATCCATCGATTATGCCCCTAAGGTGTTTTTTGCTGCCTGGGCGCCAGAGGAAAGCAGGGATGAACCTGTATCCGTTGCGCCTTCAGCACCACTTGCCAGCAGCGAGGAACCTTTCTTGCGCTTCTTACGCGCTGCGGCGTCGGCGTTCGCGGCCTTCGCTGCTGCATCGGCTGCTGCATCTGCCTCAGCCTGCGGATCCTGCTGTACGACTTTTGGTCCACCGCCCCCACACATAACAAGTCTCCTTAGCCCGGCACATGCCAGCCGTGTTCGGTTAATACAGGTGCGCCACGTACCGGTTGCGGCTTGCCCTCTTCGTTTGTCACCATTGCACCCGCGCCGCCGGTGCTTACATCAGTGGCTTTTCGTACGAGGGTAAGAAATTCGAGGTTGTCGGTAAGGCGCTGGCCATTGATGGAAATAAAATCCAGTTCATCAAAACGAGCGATGATTGTTGCACCCTGAGAATTGAGAGCGGCAAGGATCGCGTTACGTTCGGCAAGAGCGGTACCATCAAGCAGCTGCGCTACACGCTGTTGAATTTCTGGCGCTGAGGCTTTTTTCTCCACAGCGACCGGAAGCGGCGCAGTTTCTGAATTCAGCAATTGCGATTCCGCCACAAGCGTATTTTCATCCGACACAGTTTTTTCCTGCCCCGGCGTCTCAACGATTTTTTTCGGTCGAGCCATTTTTTTCACTCCTGAATTAGTGAGTCGTCATTGTGTGTTGCCCTTCTGGTCAGTTTCCCGACCAAAAACAGGGCGGCGGAACGTCCACCACTGCCGATAAAGCACAGTGGGGAGTTTTTTTCGGTCTGAGCTGGTAGCCAGACACCAGAGAGCGATAAGCGCCTCACCGTGACCGTGGCGAGGTTCTGATCCGGATTTCCAACCGAGAACGGCAGATTTCGAAACGCCAAGTTCATCGGCGATTTGCTGAGTGGTGAGGTTTTTTCTGGTCAGGTCGGTAATGACGCGGAACCAGTCTGTTCGGAAGGTGGCAACCAGCGGCATAAATCAGCCCCCTAAACGCGCGCGTGCGCGAGCATAGAGAGGGGCAAAATCGCCACCCGCCAGAATGGAAAAAGGAGCCAGACAGAATTTCATGCTTTCCCGCCGTGTTGGCCAACCACACTTTCTAGATTTATCTGCTGCTCTTAAGGATGGAATTAAATTCTGCATAAACGTAATTCCTCCACCTCAGCGGTTACCTGATTGAGTAATTCAGATTCGGTACCGTAGTTTTCTTCCCATGTTTTTTGCCCTGCATGGATAGCTACGCCGTGTCCGCCTGTTCTATGGTGTGGCGGGCAAAGCGGGAGAGTTTTTTTATGGTCGGCGCGCTGGGCTATGCCCTGCCCTTTGCGGATATGGTGAACTTCTGCAGGTGTGGCGCCGTAGCCAAGATTTCTGCATACGACGCAACCCAATGATGCAACGTCTTCCAGCCAGCGTTTATCGTCTTTGGTCATGGCGATATTTCTCACGCGGCATAGCTGAATAATTGCGAAGCGGCGTTTTCTGCTGCCTGCTGTGTTGGGAAGGTGCGGAATAAAATAAAATTCCAGAGGACGTCTAATACGGATTTATACAGCTGGGAAAATTCTACATCGTCCATTTTTGCGAACGATATGGATTTGGGTTCTTTGCGGGTAGTGCCATCAGGCATCTGGTATTCGGTATAAAAACCGGCTTCGATAGTCACCCAGGAACGGAATGCTTCAAATGATTTTACCGCGCTGATATTCCCAGCACGTTTTTCTGCTTCATCGCGGAGATATTGATCCGCCAGTTCCTGCAGGGTGTCGGCGTGTCCAGCATAGTGGGCCACCAGCTGCACATAGCCGTGTACCAGTTTTTTATCGGCTGGCGATATTGCACCGCCGGACGGGTGCCAGTAATCAAAGCCCAGATTCAGTAGGGAAAAAAATTTACGGTGGAATGCCGGGTTTCTTGCCTGCTTAAAATCCGCATACAAAATACCGCCCATACGGACTTTTTTTTCTAAAAATTCGCGCGCGTCAGATGTCGCCGGAATTAATACATTGCCAGGAGCTTTTACAAAAGAATACTGCGCCATTGGGTTCCCCTTTAGCGCAGCAATTGCTCAGAAATACAGTGTGTTGGGTGTTCAGGCCAACATCATAATTATAGCACAGACCCGTCTGGTTTTATAATGGTGTAACCAGACAATTTAGCTAATTCAAACAAAGCGTTAAGTGTTGCGACATGCTCGTCGGGCTTTACGTCGCGGAGCTTTCTTGCCTTACCACTTTTGCATCTAATCAGGACATCGCCATCATCGGGGAGAAGGACTCCTGCATCGTTCTTATCAACCACAACTCCTAAACCCCCCAATAATTATACTGTATATATTCACAGTATATATACTCCCATAAGTTCTTAATCGCAAATCCTTAAGAGCACAATGCGTTAAAAAACATAGAAAAAATATCAAATATCCGATTGAATTAAAAAGAAAACCGCCATTTCTGGCGGTCTATATGTTTCTGGTATGGTTGAACGTCACATCGTAAGTTTCGTCTCATGCCACCCATAGGTAACCCAGCACTGCGAATCACCGACACAGGGGCAACTGGTGATCGGTACCGCATCGCCGCACTTCCTACATAACCGTTTACTGATGAATTTGATACGGCTGCGCACTCGTGCGTCATCCTGGCGGATCAGCAGCGCAATATACTCAGCGGCATCGTAGGGCTCCCGACCGGGACGACGTGCAGCACAGTTACGCGCCAGCATATCCCGTTCCTGTGCATCGAGAACCAGCTCAATTTTCCGGTTTCCGGCGGCGGACTGCCGCGCGCGCTGCGCGGCTTTGCGTTCTGCGGATGATTTAGCCATTATGCAGCCTCTTTCCGTATGCACATTTCCGGCAAATTTGCCCTCACAAGTGCCTCTGCGAACGGCGGCGGCACAGCGTTGCCACAGCGCGCAACTTGCTTATCCTTCGCATACTTAACGCCGCGGTAATCCTGGTCGATGATGTACCACTCCGGAAAGCCCTGCGCGCGGTACAGTTCATGTGGCTGAAGCATACGCATGCCGATATCAACGATGCGGTAAGTTACCCCGGCGATTTCCACCAGCCCGGTGCTATCGGCTCCGCAATATTCTTTCAGGAACGCTAGCACCTGTTGAGCGCGCTGCTCATCGTAATGCTCAACAGCGAGAGTGGTCTCAACTTCCCCGACATGCTGGCCACCAGCAGTAATGGTCGGCATCGGCGTATCAGTTCGTTGTCCGTCACGGCAGGTACCGCGCAATTTGACCAGGTGGGAGGCTACAACAGCGTGGTGATTGCCAGTCGTAACAGTATGCGCGGGAGATCCCACGGAACCGCCAGGATGCCCGGTATTGTTCACCATAAGATGCGCCGCAACTACCGCATGATGGTCAACTGTCGTCACTGCATGTGTCGGTTCATCCAGCCCCACGCCGGGCCCGGTGTAGTTGCCGCCGTAGTGCTTCGCCAGAAACGCTGATACCAACTGAGATTTACCGCCGCCACCAGCTGTGATAGTTACGCTGGGATCGTCCGCTCGGTGGCCGATGCTGGAGCCAAACTGCCGGGCGATAACCGGAGCGACGACGCAGGCACGGGACTCTTTCAGGATGGTGTGAGCTGGTTTGTCGAGCGGACGAGGCTTGGCCTGATACTCGCTACCTCCGTTTCCAGCCAGGAACGGCGTAATCGCTGCTTCAACAACCCCCAGCGCATGACCATTCCCGCCAGGGCGCCTGGACGTGCCAGCCGTCACCGTTGGTACCGGTTCGGTGACTGGCTGCCCGGTAGCGCCGGTGCGGAACTTCGTCAGATGAGGTACCGCGATCGCGTAGCCGTGGGTTTTCGTAATCGTCTGCAACGGTTCAGAGAGAGCCTGACCTCGGAAGCAGTCATAACTTGTTTTGGTGCTGGTGTGGTTGCACTTCACGATAAACGGCGAAGCGCTGTCGATAACAAATCGCTGGATGCCCCGGGCAATGCGCCGGAGCGTGTTTTCCGCCAGCGGCTTTTTGCGGCCAAAAATCGACGGTGCCGGAATAGACCAGTCAATGCACTCTGCAGCTGTGCGCCACGGAGCCAGTTTGCCAGCTAGCACCGCCGGTGATTTCGGATCTCCATGAGTGGCTTCCGGCCATACTATCGGCTTACCGTCCCGCCGCATGACCATGAAGAATCGTTTTCTAATTGTCGGTGCGCCGTAGTCGCAAGCGCGCAGTTCGCGATACTCAACGATGTATCCCAGCCCTTTTACCAACCGTGCGGCATCTTCGCTATCAAGCGAAATATTCAGAAATTCGCAGCATTCTGCCAACGCCGGATGGTTTGCCGGAATACCAGTTGTCAGCATGCCGACAAATGCCCGGAATGTTTCGCCAACGCGTTCTGGGTCCGGACGCATTTCTGCCGCCAGCAGCGGTCCCCAAGTTTTAAACTCCTCCACGTTCTCCAGCATCATTACCCGAGGGTCAACATCCAGCCCCCAGCGAAGAGTTACCCACGCCAGCCCTCGTATTGACTTCTCTACTGGCTTAGCCCCTTTTGCCTTAGAGAAGTGCCGGCAGTCAGGGGAAAGCCAAACAAGCCCAACGCGGCGGCCGGCGGTCGCAACCTTTGGCCTGACTTCGTAAACCGATTCGCAATAGTGCAGCGTGTCCGGGTGATTGGTGGTATGCATCGCAACAGCATTCGGGTCGTGGTTTATCGCGATATCCACACTACGCCCAATCGCCAGCTCGATGCCCGTCGAGGCGCCGCCGCCACCAGCAAAGTTATCAACGATAATTTCTCTCACGCGTATCTCTCCATAGCGCTGGCCAGCGAACCTGCCGCGGCGATAATTGACGGTACCGGCATTTTTTCCAGCCACATGCGGTTGATATGGTGCTGCAATCGGCGTTGGTGATGCGCCGGGAGTTTCCCGGCGTTTTCAATCTGGGAGAACACTATTACTACTTCTGCTGGCCAGACTGTTTTTTCAATATCGGGGAGTAATAATTTTTCTAATTCAACTATTCTGGAATAGGCATAATTTAGTAATGTTTCCCGCATTTGCTCATCCATTAACAATCCTCCCCAATAAATTCTGCAATCCCCGGCAGCAATGCCACCGCAGGCGATTCACACTGATTACCCCAAACATCAAAACCGTGCGACGACTGCCGCGCGAATAACTCAATACGGGGAACGTCGCCCAGCAGCTGCACCAGCATTTCGCGCACGCAGTCGGGTTTTCTGGAATGCTCGAGCCGCGGCGCGGTGAAAGACTGGATGATCCCGGCATCCAGCCGGGCAGGAAGATTCCCCTTCACAGCAAACAAGCAATCTTCGCTGTTTGCGCGCGTCATATGCCCCATTCCCATAACGAGCTTGTCGGTCTGCCGGCTTCCACACTTATTCCAGGTGAATCCCTTCATTGTCATGAGGCGGAAGCCCCACGCCTCGATCACCTTCATAGCCTCGAGCGGCATCGTCGGTACCCACCACATAGCCAGCAGGCAGTTTTCGGCGGCCAGTTCCCACACTGGCAAACGGCAGATATCCAGTAGGGTCATGGTCTGGTATTTATGCCCGACGCCGCGTTTCCCATCATTGGCTTTATCGCGGTATGTCCACGGCGGATCCGCATAAATCAGGGTATATTTTCCGTTCATGAAC